ATTTACTCCTAAAAGTCTTCGTTTTCGTCTAGGTCTAGTTCTGTATCTAGACTCCGTTCTTGGGGCGCGCTTGTAACTTCGTAGACAAGGTCGGATATACTTTCCTTCGGTACATTAGTAACTTCGTCTACGTATTCTTCTAAGTCTTCTAAGTCTTTCCCCGCCCGCAGCGCGTCGATAACTTGGGGGATGTTAAATCTATAGGTGTTAGACACTTTTATGTAGGTGTTCTTAGGGATAAACCCTTGCCGCACCCACGTCCGGATGGTATTTACTTTGACCGACAGCGTAGCCGCTAAGTCGTCGATCGGTAGGTAGGTTTCAACATCACTCACTTTTTGCTTCTCCTTACTGTTACTGTGAACTCTCGATCTGTGTTGAGTCCGGGCGGATGTAAGTCAGGGTTTTCCTCTAAGAATTGTTTCATGTTGCCTTGGTGTAGGCGCTTCTCCATGAGGTCTACTGCTTCGTGCTCTAGGATAAACTTGTTCATAGACTCCCAATCACTAGTCCAATACTTAGACCTTACAGATCTATAGAACGAACCTGACTCTGTTTTACCGGACTCGAGTCCAGTCTCTTTACAATGCGCTAGTAGTGCGGCCTTTACTTTATCCAGCTTCACATCTAGCTCTTCTTCCTGCTCTTTTAGCTCTCTAGATACCGCTATCTTCTTGTCCCGTATCTTCACGTAGACCTTAATAAGCTTGTCTAGAAGGGCCTGATCTGCTACAGCGTCGCTCATCTCATCATCCTCTATATTAGTTTTTAGTTTTGTCTAGCGAATTGCAGTGTATTCTAGTTGGGTTTAGTTATCAAGTACCTCACGGTATAAATCTATCATCTTTGTATGCACGCCTATCTTTTGGTCTAACAGATTGTAGACGCGCTGCTCTACCGCCGAGCCTTGGAGTTGCACTACCGTACAGGGGTAGTTCTGCCCTGACCTGTGTACTCGGGCGTTGGCTTGGGCGTACGTTTCTAACGAGGGCACCGGACCCCACCAAACAATGGTGTTAGCTGCGGTTAAAGTCACGCCGTGTGCCGCTGCCTGCGGCTGTATGATAAGTACTCTAGGTTCGGGGGTAGTTTGGAACCGAGAAAATATAGCGGTGCGCTTACTGGCTGAGACATCCCCATTAATTATCTCGCTAGTTATGCCGTCCTTTGTAAGCTTCTCTGAGAGTATTCCTATGACGTGCTTAAACGGTACGAAGATAAGAACTTTCTGGCTGGACTCGGCAATGACTTCGGATAGTACCTTGTATCGATTCTTAACATCAAACTCCACCGTCTCTCCGCTGTCCGAGTACACCGCGCCGCAAGATATTTGAAGCAGCTTGTTCATGTTTACTGCCGCATTGGCTGCGGTTATCTCTTCGCCTGCGGCGACGGCAAGCATTTGACTCTTAAGCATTTTGTAGTATTTCTTCTGCTGTGGAGTTAATTCAACCTCGCGTTTTACATAGGTCATCTCTGGTAAGTCTAAGCACTGATCTTTAGTGAACCGAATCGCAGGCTGTAGCGCGTCATACACAATCGTCGTAGCAGTTTCTTTAGGCACCCACTTGAACTGCGTAACCTTGCGCATCACCATCTCTTTGAAAGCCCCCGCAAAGCGGGGAACCGCCTTTGGGTTAATTAGTTTCGCTAACCCATAAGCATCTACTGGTGACTGAGCAGCCGGAGTACCGGTCATCATCCACAACCAAGTGTGTGGCTGAATCAAAGAGTTTAAAATCTTCCATCGCTTAGACTGAGTGTTCTTGTAGTGAGTGGCCTCGTCGGCAATGATAAGATCGAAACCGCCTTCCGCTATCGCGTCGCGTACTATCTCCACGCCGTCGTAGTTAATGATGACGTACTCCGCATCGCCCCTAATAATCTCTTCTCGTTTAGCCCGAGCGCCGTACGCAATGTCTACCTTACGATGCATAGCGAAAGAGAATAGATCGGCACGCCATGCTGAATCCATAATCGATAGCGGGCATATTATAAGTACGCGCTTTATTACGCCCTGTTGTATTAGAAAGTCCGAGGCCCATATAGAGCTAGCGGTCTTGCCTGTACCTTGCTCGTTAAAACAAAAGGCACGTTGGTTCATAGTTAGAAACGCAGCAGTAGTCTTCTGGTGCTCGAACGGTTTAAACCTACCCGTCCAGGTATAGCGCCCTAGTATCGGAGAAGGCACCTTCTTTACCCCAAGGTTCCTAAGCACTCGCGCTTCTTCTAGCCCCCATTTAACCAGTACTTTGCCGTCGCCCAATGATCTGCTATTCGGTATAGCCGTGGTTATCTGCATAGGGTTATGCACTCTTAACTCAAGCGCCTTGTTATCAATCACTCGCATCACTTTCTCCAGAGGTCAAGAAATAGAGAGAAACCACTGTCGGCATCTCCCTAATTACTTCTTGTTATGTTTCGTTACTTCTTAATCTATCTTCTTCCGTTGTGAGCACACTCCAGTACCACACAATGCGCCCTGCATAACCCCGTCGGTCTAGGGTTCCAAACGTCTACCTCGTAGGCTTTCTCCATCTTGGCGTAGTCACTCAACCACTTAGCCCACAACTCTGATTCTTGATCTATCGTATAAGTATCTTTAATAAACGCATTACAGACTACGAATAGTAGGCCACCCTGTATAGTTTTAACTTCTGGAAAGTGCCTGAACATAGCTAACGCCATGAGTTCTAGCTGTCCCTTGTCTGCATACTTAGCAGACTTACCAGTCTTGTAGTCTATAACTCTGGCAGTGCCTGCCTCTCTGTCCAAGATCGCAAGGTCAACAACACCGCGCCACCACACATTCCTGTCGAAGAAGCCACAAGGCTCTAGATCTTTAGTAAGCCCCATCTTGTACTCACAAAGCTTCTCGCCTTTCATGTTCTTAAGTTTATCGAGAACACCTCTAGCGTAATCAAACCTTGGTTCGAGTTCGACATCGTCTCGAATATAAACTTCGGCTGCGGTATGGAACTCATTACCGTACAAGATAGCGTCTGTCTTAAAGTTCTCTTCGTAATCTTTAGCTACCTTTAAGTGGTAGTATTTCTTCGGGCATTGGTCAAAAGATTTTATACTACTAAACGACCAGGCAAAGTCCGGCTTTGCTAATGGCTCTCCCATTCTGCGCAATCTCCATAATTCTTACCGACCTGCACGTCACCTTCTACGGGCAAGCCTTTGGCCCACTCGGGCGTCCAACGCATACACTCAGCCACGTAAGCAGCAGCTTCATTTAATTCGGCGTCTGTCACACAGCATACCACAGAATCGTGTACGGTAAGAAGTACCCGGTATTTCTTGGAGATGCGTAACATTTGTTCTGCCATTACACACCGCGCGATAGCTTGGCACACGTTCTCTACAACCTTACCACCGTAGATGCGAGCATCACCCCGCCTTGTCTTGTAAGAATACTCGAGCCCTTTTTCCCCTTCGCTAGCCTTCAACTCGTCGTAGCGCATCATTAATCCGCTCGGTATTTTTATGCCGTTCTGTGTGGGGTAAACCTCTAGTACGCCGCTACGCCCAAGTCCATACGCTTGATCCTTAGTCATGCCTTCTAGTGCTACCTGACACTCACGCCACAACTTAATGATCTGTCCGTTGGTCTGCCTGTATATCTTAATAATACGCGCGGCTTCTTCCTGCTCGATATCCACACCGAAAGTTTTCAGTTGATCTTTAAACCGTACAGCGCCCATACCGTAGCCACACCCTAGGATCGTAGTCTTACCGATGAAGCGCTGATGCGGGGTAATCTCTTCTTCTTTCTTACCGTAGATAGACGCGGCCATCTTCTTGTATACGTCCTTGCCTTCGGTAAACGCAGTGACCAGATCGTTCTGCCCGGACAACCACGCTAGTACGCGAGCCTCAATCTGCGCGGAGTCAGCCTCTACTATAGAGTAGCCCTCGGGTGCGCAAATAGCTGATTTCAATACCTTGGCATTCGGACCGCGTGATGGTAGGTTCTGTAGGTTTATCTTGTCGTACCCGCCCCATCGCCCTGTGTGCGCGGCGTAGTACTTAATCGGTACAGGCATCGTGCCTCGCTTACCTATGTCTATAAACCGCAGGGTGCGCGTCTCTTCTAGTGTACTCTTTAATCCTATGCGAGCAGCGACCAGTGCCTGTACTCTAGGGTCTTCGTGTTCTTGTAACGCCTTGAACGCTTCGTCACTCTTAGCAAAAGCAAACGCTTCTTTACCTGTAGTCGGACTGATCTTTGTGGGCGGCTCTACACCTAAACCCCGTAACAGGTCCGCGAACTTCTGGTTACTCATCAAATCGGCTTTTTCTACATCCGCCGCTATTAGTAACTTGTCTTTCGCATCCCGCGTGTCTTCTAGGTGCTGTTCAAGCAGCCCTTCATCTAAGTCCAACATCGGTTCGATAAACATACGCAGCGTCAGGTCTATCAACTGTAATTCTTTTTTGGGGAACTTCTTAGCCATCAACCTAAACAGGGCGACTGTGAGATCCACGTCATTGCTGCAGTAGCGTCCGTACTGCTCTAACTCGTCAGCGGCGAAGTCTTCTATCCGCTTGCCCATG